TCCCTTGGTTGTCCAACGAAGCTGCGGGCTGGGAGTCATACCGCTTCAACAAGCTGCGTTTGATTTGGGTCCCTTCCATGGGCACGCAAGTCGCAGGGGACATCCTCATCGCCCCCGACTATGACGCCGCCGATGCTGCGCCAACCGGAGAAGCCGCCATGGCCTCCTACTCCGATTCGGAGGAAGCCAACATCTGGGCGAGGTTCGAATGCGTGTGCGAGCCGGACTTGCTCAATGGCGAAATGCGCCGCAAGTTCATTCGCCTCGGGGCACTCGCCCCCAACCTGGACGTGAAGACTTACGATTCAGGCATCATGTTTGTTGCGTCTACCGACGACGCTATCAACAACACTGGGAAGCTGTGGATTGAGTATGATGTGACTCTCTTCAATCCGCATGTACCACCTGGTGGCTTTCAAGCAGCTGGTTGGATCGGCACAGGAACCGGTCCGGCTGCGGCCACGCCGTTTGGCACGACCCCGACTTCCGGAGGGACTCTTGCCTTGTCGGCTTCTGCGACGAACGTGCTGACCATTGGCAACGTTCAACCAGGCCAGGAGATCAATGTCTCGTTCGCTACCGCAGGAACGGTCATAACCGCGTGCAGCCAAGGATCACCTGTTGGCATGACCGCAAAGATCCAATTCCAGAGTTGCATCAATGCTGCGGCCACCGACGCCGCTTGCGTGGGAACATACGTTGTAACCGCCCTGAACCCGACCATAACGGTGACTGTCACAGCGACAACCGTTGGACAGTCTCAGGCCGTTGTCACCGTGCTCGCGCCTTTGACCACTGGAACCCAAGGATTCGGCCTTTGATCAGCCGAATGCGGATTACCCATCCGCCTAAACAAAATGGGTCTGCGCCTTACCCGGGGGCATGATACCGAAAATTGGGGATCTGGCAGCGCTACCGCGCGTAAGACCATTCTGGGCCCGCGTTGTGGACCGCAGCATGCTGAGCAGGTGGATCGTGCCGCCAGGGACCACAAATCCCCACAAGCGCTGTGTGATTACACACGCCCCCCAGACGCCAACTTC